AAAAAGGTGCCCTACTATGATGTTTGATGTGGCCAATCCGCAAAATGCACTAGAAAAGGTCGAGTTTCGAGAGAAGATATTGACTGTGCAAAACGGTATGCAAAAGATGATTGAGGACGGCAAAGCCCAAGATGCGCTGCCTGACTGCACGGTGACGCATCACTTTGCCCCGATTGATGAGAAATACGGGTGTTGCACTTATGCCCGCCAGATGTTTATTCCCAAGGGAACTTTAATCGTTGGCAAGATTCATCGGCATCAGCACCTAAACTTTATTCTCCAGGGCAAAGTCAGCGTGGCCACTGAGTTTGGCAAAAAATACTTTGAGGCTCCATGCACGTTTATTTCTGAAGTCGGTCTCAAGCGGGCCGTCTACGCGGAAGAAGATACGATTTGGACAACTGTTCACTTGACACAGTATGCAAGTGAGGCAGACCTGGATAAAATTGAGGATGAGGTTATTGCCCCAACTTACGAGGAAATTGGCATGATTGATTCAATTGACGTTCTCAAACGACTGAAAGGGGAACAAAAATGACCTGGGGAGCAGCAGCGCTTGTTGGAGGTTCCGCTCTTGTAAGCGGTTACATGGGTTCTCGGGCTTCTAAACAAGCCGGTCAACTTACTGCTGACGCAACAAGATATGCGGCAGACATCGAAAAAGAGATGTATGACATCACGCGGGAGGACTTGGCTCCTTTCCGAGAAACGGGTTACGCGGCTTTAAAAGACATTGCAAAGTTCCAACCGTTGTTTCAATCTCAATTTGGGCCTGATCAGTTTCAACAGTATCTAGACCCAAGCATGAACTTTAGGATGAAATTGGGCCAACAGGCAACTGAGCGTCTTGGCAATGTTTCTGGTGGGGCGGTAAGCGGAAACACACTAAGGTCATTGCAAGAGTTTGGACAAAACCTGGCGTCAACTGAATATGGAAATGCGTTCAATCGTTTCCAGACGGATCGCGGAAATATTTACAATATGTTGAGCAACCAAGCCGGACTTGGTCAAAACGCGGTTAACACTGGCGTAGCGGCAAACCAAGCAACTGCTCAAAACTTGGGAAGTCTTGCCGTTGGTGGCGCTCAGGCTCAAGGCGCTGGCATCGTTGGCGCTGCTAATGCGTGGAGTAATGCGCTTCAAGGGCCGTCAAATTTTGCACAACTATATGCTCTTGGTAAGGCTGGATTCTTAAAACCAGGTGGCGTTGCATAAGGACAGATCATGGCTGACTACGGAATAAAACCGGAAATTGCGTTGGGTGTAAAACCCGCGCCAACGATGTCTTTGTCCGATTTGTTGTCGGCTGCAAGGAATGTTCAAGCCTATCAACAGGCTGCTCGCATGAATCCCGTAGAGTTTGAAAGAGCGTCTGCGGAACGTGACGTATCGGTGCAAACCGCAAAACCAAGAATTCAAAAAGCAATTGTGGAAACCGATGAAAGCGTCATGGGTTTCCAAAAAAAAATATTGGCGCACTCACGGGCAGAACTTGCTGAACTAATAAAAAAAGACAAATTAACTTATGAAGATGTTAAAAAGTCTATTGAAAAGACTGCCGAGCATACGCAAGCGCCTCCAGATGTAAAACAACGTGCAATTGCCACTGCTCTTGCAGACTTTGATCCTAGTCAGTCCGTTGAACAATTAAGGTCAGCAATTGCTGGCGCCTTGGTAAAGAACACGACTTACGAAAACCAACTGTCAGCGCGTTTGCCAAAACCAGAAACTGTGGAAACTGGCGGAGCAAAGTTTCCAGTAGCAACCGGAAACGAATTGGTCACCGGCGTCAAACCAGGAACTCAGGTTGGCATCGGCTATCAACTCACGCCAGCACCACAATTCCTGACGGACGAGACCGGCTTGTATAGAGAACGAGGTGGGGGCGCTCCAGGTGTACTTATGCCCGCACCAGGAGCCGGTATGCCTGGTCAGCCCGCTGCTCCTGTTGCCGCTCCTGTTGCCGCTCCTGTTGCTGCTCCGGCTGCTGCCCAGGCTCCACGCGCCGCTGTTCCTGCCATGACATCGCAAACTCAGGCCGGTCAACCTGGGCCTCTTGGAATTGCGCCTGGAGAAACGGTTGAAGCGTATAGAGCAAGGGTTGCTGAAGTGTCAAAACTTCCAACTATTGCGGCTGAAGCGTTAAATCCCAAAAACGTGGATTCCATTCCAAACATGGAGTACACCAACAACCGAATTCTTAAACTTCTTGAAGACCCAAAACTTAATGTTGGCCCAATTGCGGACGCGATTGCCAAAAAGGTTAGCGATATCAACCTAACCCCAGACCAGCAAATTATTAAAAAGTATTTGGAACAACGAATTCGTCAAGAAGGCGCTCGTTCTAATCAAGACCAAGAATCTCAAAAGGCTGCGTTTGGTTCATTTAAAAACGACAAAGAAGCGTTGCGCGAAATCATTTACAACGACAAAACCAGGCTTGCGTCTGACCGTTTGTTCAATGAGGGTGTGCGTAGAGCGATGGGCAACCCCAACAAGCCAAACTTAAATGCCGTCAACGTGTTTAGAGACAAGTTTAATGAACTGGCCGGTGACCGAGACCTTATGACGTACATCGGAATTGTCGGAAACAAACCTATTGACCAACTTACCGCGACAGACAAAAACTACTTGAGAAAAGTTTTTGGTGGCCGTGGCGATATGGGCGCAGTGTTTGATCAACTTGAAGCCAAACAAAAAGCATTGATGAAACTAGTGAAAGGCTAAAAAATGGCAAACATCACTAGAGACCAGTGGAATTCATTGTTTACGGAAGGCGCGCCGGCAACCGCTGCTGCGCCATCAAATCCAGACGAGGCTAGAAGGCAACAGTGGATATCGGTCATGGGTGGGCCTGTTCAAAAAGAATCAACTCCCTGGTCAAGTGTTGGCGTTCAAGCGTTTACAAACATTCCGCAAAGCGCCTACAAATACGGCAAAGACATTTATGAGGCAGTCACTAGCCCCGTTGAAACCATGCAGGGGCTGGGTTCTTTGACCAAGGCTGCGATTAACGCCATAACGCCGGATGTTATTGCCAAATGGTTGTACGACCCCAAAGAGGCTGAAAAGGCTGGCCAGGTTGGAACGGCGGTTGCTGACTTTTATCGTCAGCGATATGGAACGGTTGAAAACTTTAAACAGTCACTTGCCCAAGACCCCGTTGGGGTGATGGGTGACCTGTCTACCATTCTCAACATTGGTGGTGGCACTGCAAAAATGGCCACAATGGTTCCGCAGATTGGCGAACAGGGCAAGGTGGCCGCGCTGGCAAAACGTCTTAGCGGCGCATCTCAAATCACAGACCCCCTGATGTTGACCGGCAAAACGGCTGGAGCAATAGCATCAAAGACTACCGGCGCTTTGACTGGTGTTGGCCAAGAAACCGTAAAGGGTGCAGCCCGTGCCGGTTATGAAGGTGACACAACCTTTTTGCAAGGTATGCGTGGTGAAGTGCCAGCAAGGCAAGCGGTTGATGATGCGCTTCACAACCTATCCGTAATGCGAGAGAACAGAAACGCTCAGTATCGTTCTGGAATGGTTGACATAAAAAACGACAAAACTATTTTGGATTTATCAGACATCGAAAAGCAAATTGCTGATGCAGAAAAAGCCAATAGACTTGGGACAAAAGTTATTGATGACACCGCCCAAGAACTGATTGATTCTTTAAAGGCGGAAGTAAACGCATGGAAAATGGATGATCCAACCATTTTTCGCACCCCAGAAGGTTTGGACAAGTTAAAACAAAGAATTGGATCAATCACTGGAAAACTTGATCCAACCATACGCGGAAACGCAAACGCTTCAAGAATTGGCGATAGCGTTTACAACGCCATCAAGCAAACAATAAGCAAACAAGCCCCAACTTACGCAAAAGTGACGCAAGACTATGCAGAAGCATCTGACACATTGCGAGAAATAGAGAGAACTTTAAGTTTGAACCCTAAAGCCTCTATTGATACGGCATTGCGTAAACTTCAAAGCGTTACGCGAAACAATGTCAACACCAACTACGGAAACCGTTTAAGTCTTGCTGAACAACTTGAAGCGGAAGGTGGGAGGCCATTTATTAACACTCTTAGAGGCCAGGCCATGAGCGCCAAAAGCGCCAGAGGATTGGCGGGCGTTGGTGAAAACTTGTCAATTCTTGGTGGCGCGGTTGTTGACCCCAAGTTTTTGGCAACGATTCCATTTCAAACCCCTCGACTTGTTGGTGAGGCGGCTTACTATGGTGGCCGTGCAGCCAAAGGGGTGAGCGCCCCGTTCCGTGCAATTGGTGCTGATGCCCAAGACCTCAACACATTGGCAACATTGGTTCGTCCGCAAATGGATCAGACTACCAATCAGGCATTTACACCAATCAGTCTGTCGGACTTATACCAGCAAATGATCAGCAGATAAGGACTAATCATGGCCGTCAATCTCTCCCCAATCGGTAACGGTTTCCAGTTTTTTGATAGCAACGGTGCGCCACTCAACGCCGGTAAGATTTACACATACCAGGCTGGCTCTAGCACTCCCCTTGCTACTTACACCGACAACGCGGGCTTGGTGGCTAACACCAACCCGATAATCCTGGGCACCGATGGCCGTCCCCCAGAAGAAATTTGGCTGACGGAAGGCTACTACTACAAATTCATCCTTAAAGACTCGGATGACGTAACGATCCAGACCTACGACAACTTGTATGGCATCATTGGCGTGGCGCCCAGTCCGGCCACTCCGACTCCGTCTGGTGTAATTGTGTTGTGGTCTGGCTCCATCGGTTCTATCCCTGCGGGCTGGTATCTCTGTAACGGCTCAAACGGAACACCTGACCTGAGAAATAGGTTTGTGGTTGGTGCTGGTTCAACTTATGCGGTTGATGCAACCGGTGGATCGGCTGATGCCATTGTGGTGTCCCATACGCACACCAATAGCGTTACAGACCCAGGTCACTCGCACAACTACGACAAAGCATCTGGCCCTGCGGTGCAGTCCGGAACTAACACGCCTTGTTGGACAACAAACACCAGCACCGCAACCTCAACGGAAACCACTGGCATCAGCGTCACGATTGATTCCGCTGGCGTATCTGGAACCAACGCCAATCTGCCCCCGTACTACGCTCTCTGCTACATTATGAAAGCCTAAGATGGACTGGCAGATGGTAATTAACATTGCGTTGGGCAGTGTGTTGGCAGCAATTGGCTGGTTCGCCCGTGAGATATGGGACTCTGTCAAAGAACTGCGGCGGAGCGTTCATCAGGTAGAAAAAGACTTGCCTGAGTTTTATGTGCGCCGAGATGACCTTAAAGAGGTGCGGGCCGAGATGTCCGCACGGTTCGACAAGATAGAAAATCTAATCGGTTCGCTCTATGATCGCCTTAACGAAAAGGCAGATAGATGAACCATGTCAGACCCATTTGTTGATGCACTCAAAGGTGGAATAAACACCGCCAGCGAACTCATTACCGTTGCGGATGACCTGGAAAAGGTCGCGCAGCAAGTGGCCGACCTGGGCAAGAAAGAAGTACAGGCTCGGTCAGCATGGAGGCGCAAAAAGGCCATCGTCCAGGGTGACTATGCCTATGTTGACGCGGTCGATGAGTGGAAGCGGGTCAAAGAGGCCCAAGACGCTAGGGAGCAAGTTCGGCAGCACGTTGTGGCCAAGTGGGGCGCTCAAGCGTGGAATGACATCGAACTGATCGAGGCCCGACAAAAAGACGATTACAAGCGCCTCTACACCGAGGACGGGCACGACCGAGCCGCGATGAACCGACTGAAATGGGGCTGCTTTGGTGCGGCCCTTTTGGTAACAATGATCCTCTGGTCGATGGGCGTTGTCCACGAACTAGCGGTCGCGTTTTATGGAGAGTGAGAATGACAACAGAAGAACTTGAAGTGAGAGTCTGGGCGTTCGTGGTGATCATCCTGGCCCTGATCCTGTTTGGGTCGGTGGCCATGATCCTGTACGCGGTCACGTTTGTAGAGCAAGACATCAAGGAAATTGCGGAAATTGATAAGCAATACCTGGCCATGCTCAAAGACATCATGCTGCTCTGTATCGGCGCCATCGGTGGCATCGCCGGACGCAAGGGCGCCTATGCTGCCGCCAACCTAGTAAAAGGTGACAAAAATGATTCCTCTGCCAGCCCTGTTTGAAATCGGTAGCAAAGTCCTCGATAAGGTTCTACCAGACCCAGAGGCCAAGGCCAAGGCAATGGCCGAACTGGAAAAGGTGCGCCAGGAAGGGCGCCTTGCTGAACTCAACGCGGACAATATTGAGGCCCAGGAACTGACCAAACGCCAACAGGCGGACATGGCCAGCGACTCCTGGCTTTCCAAAAACATCCGCCCCATGACCCTGGTGTTCATTCTGGTGACCTACACCATCTTTGGTTTGATGAGTGCCTGGGACTTAGAGGTGAACAACAACTATGTTGAACTGCTAGGCCAGTGGGGAATGTTGATCATGTCGTTTTACTTTGGTGGCCGCACCCTTGAGAAGATTCTTGCAGCGAAAGGAAAAGACAAATGAACCTGACCGAACACTTCACCCTGGAAGAAATGACCCGCTCTGAGGCGGCTGCGCGCCACGGGTATGACAACACCCCCAACGAGGCCGAGATTGCCAACCTGACTCGTCTCTGCGAACTGCTGGAACAGGTCAAAGAAACCCTTGGCGGCAAGCCCATCATGGTGAACTCAGGATTCCGCAGCAAACAAGTCAACGATGCGGTGGGTTCCAAAGATACGAGCCAGCACCGGATTGGCTGCGCGGCTGACATTCGGGTTCCTGGCATGACCCCCCGTGAGGTGGTGCAAGCCTGTATTGACGCTAATTTACCGTTTGATCAAATCATTTTGGAGTTTGATTCTTGGACGCATATCTCGGTGCCCAATGTTGACGGTGCAGACCCCCGCCGCTCTAAATTGATCATTGACCGGCAAGGGACGAGAGCGTATTCTTAAACCGCTTCATGGTCTCCTTGTAGTGCTAAAGCCCCCAGGTCTCTCCCCTTGGCCTGGGGGTTTTTTTATCTATTAAAAATTTTAATGGGCAGTCATTCCTTATAGGCTATATAAATGCCAATGGCGATGACCACCAGCATCCACAAGAAAAACTCCCCTATCGACTGGCCGTAGTTCACCATTCGGCCACCCTGATGATGATTCGCACCGGCCTTGCTTTCCCCTTCCAGTACGAACTACCGTCAATCCACAACTGCGCCTCCCTTTTAGATTTAAACGTCACCATTGGGAACCCTTTGTGGCCGTCCACCGGCCTGGGCTGGCGAACCCAAACCCGTCTGGCGGTGGACTCCACGCCCCATCCTCTGAACGTCCGCAGCATCAGAACGGCACATCCTCGTCCATGTCATCAATGCTAAGACTGGTTCCATAGGGTTTTTTAGGCTCGGCGGGTTCTTGCTCTGGCTTTGGCCCTGCAAACTCTATTTCGTTGAGCCTAGCCCGCAGGGTGGTGCCCCCCGTGCCGTCTTTGCGGGTAAATTCCTCCATGTGAGGATCGCCCAGGGTCACAAACAACTGCTGGCCCTTAACCAAATATGGGTGCAATTTTTCCACACGGACGCCCCACATGGTCGCGGAGACCCACTGGGTTGGAACCTTGCCATCGGCTCCCTTCTTGCCGTAGTTGAACGCCAGGGACAAGTCCATGACGGGGTCACCGCTGGGGGTGTATCGGATTTCGGGGCTATTGCCCAGGCGGGCGAGTCCAATCAATTGCATTTTATTTCTCCAGGTAAACGGCTTGGGTTGTGTAGAAGTCGAACAGTTTGTCCACCTCGGCCAGGAAGGTTTCGCAAGCGGCCTCGACCTCTGCGATTTCCTCTGGGGTTGGTGAGAATTTACGGATGAACAGGTCGCGGCCCTCGCCCATGCGCGGGTCATAGGCCACGAACCAAACGTCCTTGCCGGTGACTGCGGCCTGGAGGGTCATCTGGGCCTTATGCTCGGCAGGGATGGTCTGCTTCTCCACCCACTTCATAAAAGTCCGAGTGGTGGGGCACTTGACCTCGATGGCGCAACCGTCCGAACAGAAACCGTCAGGGCTGGCCCCGCAGAACGGGATGCGCGGGTGATCCATGAACCCGACATCGGTCACGATGAGGCCGGTCACCGACTCAAACTTTTCTTTGGCCTCGGCCTCTTTCTCGACACCCCAGGCCATTTCTGGCGTGGTGTACTTGTTGACCATCGTGTTTGTGATGCGCTCGGCCACGATTTCATAGCGGAGGTTCTCGCGCTCGGTGGACTCTTTGCCGGACTTGAGGAAATTCATCGCCGCATTAACTCTGCTTGCGGTTAGCCGGCCCAGGCGATCAGCCCACCATGTCCCGTCCTGCTGGTATGGGTTTGGTTCACGCATTTTGAACGCCCTCCGTGCGGAGTTTTTGGTCGAGTTTTAATTTCTCCCCGTGGTCGGCTGCGATTTCCCGAACCATTTCGCGTTCCTCTGGCAGCAGCGCTTTCCAGACCGTGGTCAGTAATTCGGGGCTTGTGGCGGCTTTGATCAGGTTCTCGACCTGATCCTTAGACCGAACCTCACGGGCCGGTTTAGGGGCCGCTTTGGGGGCGCTGGTGGCCTTGTGGCCGTCATCGTCCTCCGGTGCTATTCCGCAAGCCGCCTGGAGGGCGTAGCGCCTCGCATACGTCATTGCAGAGCCATAGCCCTGGGCGTCCTGTTTGGAGGCTGGAACGTGCAGTTTGCCGCCTGACAGGGTCTCGCCCGACTCATGGATGAACAGGGTTTCGATGATGATGCCGTCCGCACACTCATGGGACTGCTGCATCAGGGCGATGCCGTGGTTATTGAGCGAGTCAATAACGGCCTCGATGCAAGCGGCCAGGTCGGCGTATCGAGACTTAAAGTGGGGGTTGGTTGAGGTTTTTAGGGCTGGCCCGAACTCTTTTTGCGCTTTGACGAGCGCGGCTGCGACTTTCTGCATTGACTATTCTCCTAGAAAAAAATCCAACAAGCGAAAAGGTAAACAACAAACAACAGACCGGCATTGCGTTCGAACCACGATGGCGGCTTGTGGAACAGGTTACGCTGGTATTTGTTCTGTTGCAAACGGTTCATATCACTCCCCTTCTTTGACTAGCGTGTACCGTGCCCAGGTCATGTCACCCCTGCGCTCGACCGTGGTGGTGATGATCCAGCCCTTTTGTTTGAGCCGGTAAACCATGTCGGCCAAACGCGTGGCGTGGTATTTGGTGATGGCGTCCCAGGAAGTGATGGAGTGCTTCTTGATGAGGTGCTGGCGCACCCGTTCTGCTTTGGTTTGCTTGGTCATGCTTGATCCCCTTTGATCATTAGGTGGCGAGCAATTTCCTTGGCCTGGTCGCCGGTCAGGTGAAACGTGGTTGATCCGTTGTAAGTGCCGATGGTCAGGAAAACCGTGTCATCGTCCTGGTGAACGTGCGCGTACAGGCCCGTCTCAGGGTCAAACCGTTTGTAGAACGATTCCTCTTGCTCTTGCCGGTCTAGTTCGGATTGGTGGTGCAGGGCTTGCGTGTCATCCATGGTTATTCCCCTTGGTCGATAGATTGTTTAAGCGAGATGATTTGGCGGTCGAGGGACTGATACTGCGCCAACTGCTCGGCGGTCATATCGTCTTCTGGGATGGCGTGGAGCGCGGCCAACTCGGCCTCTTTGCACTCCAGCGTTTCGATTAGGTCTTGTCGCATTTCTTCTCTCCGATTGATTAAGTGAGTCAATTGTAAACTGTCTGCAAACGGTTTGCAAGGGGCCGAAGCCCCCCTGTTTTATTGCTCCAAGTATCCAACTCGTTTGGCGCATACCGGCCCCATGCCACGGCGGATGCTGCCCTCATCTTTGAGTTTAAGGCTGCAAATGCAGCAGCGACCGGTAATCTTGCCCAACTCGGCCAGGTACTTGAGTCCGCCGTTCTGGGCCTCGGTCAGCCGGTCGATGATTTCTTGAGTGCAGTTTGCGCGTGGCTCGAACATACCGTCCTTGATGAACCCGAAAATGCCGCCGCCAAACTCTGGATGAACCACGGCCACCGATCCGTTGCGAAACTTGGTGACCTTGCAGATTTCCAGATTGATGGTCAGGTCTAACTCTGCCACTAATTGGGCAACGTAATTGGCCTTGACACCAGTCAGCGTGGATTTTTGGGGCACAGACCAGGCCACCAATTTGGCGGCAAACTCAGCCTGTTTTTCTGACGCAAAACTTCCGAACCGTTGGAGTTTGTTGGCCAGGTCATTGCAGATGTCGGCCTTGCCAGCAGCAAACCCATCGGTGCGGGCTGCAAACATTTTGGCGGCGTTTTGAAGGTCTTGAACGGTGGTCATTTCTTCTCTCCGAGTGTGGGGGCCGAAGCCCCCGTTTGATTAGAACTGGACGGGTTCCATTTCGTAGTCATTGACAAACACGGCGTTGCCGTCCTGGTCAACGATGACATCGCCAACCGACAACGAGTGCATGGGGGCCAAACGCTGGATTGCGCTGAAGGGGCCAATGTTGCCGATGGAGAAAACGTGGTCGGGCGTGGTGGCCTCGATGATGGCCACGGGCTGGTACATATCGCGGGCGGCAATGATGCTATCGGCGGTGGGAGACATACGGGTATCCAGAAACTTGATGTAGAACTCTGGGTACTTGTCGGAAGTGTTGACTTCCTCGTTTTGCTCGGCGGTCAGGTTGATTTGGTAGACGGTGTACTTGTTCATTTATTCTCTCCGGTTGGTTGTTTGCAATTACTACAATTTGAATTATCCAGGTTTGTAAACCGTTTGCAAGGGGGTAAAGGGACTATTTTGCACTTTTAGGGAAAACCCCTAGAAAATCATCAACATCCGGTTGTTGTTCGCAAAAACTAGTTTTTGCTTGCGTAGCGAACGGTTTGTGGTGCTATACTTGGCCTGTCGGAAGTGACGCTCCGGTGTTTGGCAAGAGAAAAGAACCTCTTTGTGAGGGCTTGTATGCACTTCACTCTTGCCGAGTGCTGGCCTGTCAAGCCCAAGTCCTCACAAAGGGGTTTTTGCTTTTCCGACTGCGACTGCGCTGGAGAGGGTAACGACCAGCGGCGCAGATCAAAGAGCCAACTGGGGGGAAGGTGCGGATGTATGGCATATCAGGGTGGCGAAGCCAGCGCCCTGGCACCGAACGGCTGGCGAGTCTATGCGGCTCCGAAGGCGAAGCATGGTAAAGGACTCTTTCATCTGATGACAGGGATGGCTGAGTCTTGCTCACCAAAGGCGAATATTTTTCCTAATACAATCCAAGAATGAATAAGAACATAAGACCAGAGACAAAACGCACCGCGCTAGTAGAAGGTGCAACCGGACAACGATACTGCTCAAACTGCCAACAATACCGCTCGGTCATGGGCGGCCAGTGGCGCTCCTTTAACGGCGGAATGAACCGCAGATGGAAGTGCGAAGCCTGTCTCCGCAAAACAAACACCTAACTTGCAAACGGTTTAAATTGACCGTACATTAACGGTCATGGATACAAACCAAATCGAGGAACTGGCCCAAGGCTGCGGGATGACTCGCACCTCCGGTGACCTCATCAAGCCCATGTGGGTCGCGTCAACTGGTCAACTGAACCAGTTTGCCAGCGTGATCATCAGTGACCTCAAACAAAACGCCAGCGAGTACATGATCCGCGCCATCAAGAAGGCGGTCGAGTACGAACGGGCCGAGTGCGCCAAACTCAGCGACTACGCGGGTGACAAAGAACTATCGAAGCGAATAAGGGAAAGGGGAAATGATGACTGACGAGCAAATTTTTGAATTAGCCGAGAACCACGGTGACTGGGATGACTTTGGCCGGTGGACGTTTAGGGATAGCGACAAACTGTTGGACTTTGTACAGGCCGTCTTGAACGCTCAGCGTGAAACGGACGCGGCTTTAATTGAAAGCATTCCAACCATCCTGTATTCGTCCAAATTCCCACCAGCGGAGGCCAAATGACCGAATTCGACACGTTCTGGAAGGCGTACCCCAAGAAAGTCGCAAAGGGTGACGCCCGTAAAGCCTGGAGCCAGACCGAGGCCATCCGTCCTGACCTAACCACTCTCCTTGCGGCCATCGAGGCCCAGTCCAGAAGCGACCAGTGGCGCAAGAACGATGGTCAATTCATACCCTATCCCGCCACGTTTTTGCGTCAAGAGCGGTGGGACGATGAACTCAAGGTCACTCTGCCTGGTGTGGTCGATGGAAAAGAGTGGCATGAGACCTGGCCAGGAATCGTTGCCAAAGGCCGCGAACTGGGCATCCGTGAGTCTGACTATGCTCACCCCCAGGAATTTAAGGCGGCGGTTCTACGGGGCGCTATGAAGGCCGCATGAACTGCGAATACTGCTTAACCCACCGTTACACGTTCGACCTGGCTTGCCCAGGGTGCAGACAGAGGCTAATTGACCATGAATTCTGTAAGGTTCTCCGCAAAAATTATGCGGACGATATGGCGAAGAAGTACGAATCTGCTCCAGACATACGAACCGAACCCAACTGCGGGTGTGTGGGGCGTTGCAAACGTAGGTCTAATATCAAACCAAAAGATGAACAACAAACTTACGGCAAGAGAGCGGCGTCACCTGGCCGCCGTTAAGGAACTGCCCTGCGGAGTGTGCGGAGCATCCGGCCCAAGCGATGCCCACCACATCGAGCAAGGTAAGCAATTCCTCTGTATACCGCTATGCAAGGACTGCCACCAGGGCGCCCATAACGGGATACACGGTCAACGCCGAATCTGGAACGTAATGAAAAAAACTGAACTGAGCGTACTGAATGACACAATCGACAAACTCACTAAATAAATTGGTGCTGCCCTGGCCCCCCAGGCCATTGTCTCCCAACGCCCGTGAGCATTGGGCCGTGGTGGCCAGTGCCAAAAAGAAGTATCGGCTTAACTGCTATATGTTGGCCAAACAGAACAAACCCGTATGGCCAGAGGAAGGGCCAATCAGCCTGGACATCGAGTTTGTACCACCAAACAAGCGCGCCCATGACCTTGACAATTGTCTTGCGTCCATCAAGTCTGGCCTCGATGGTGTTGCGGAAGCCTGGGGCGTCAACGACAAACGCTTTAGGCTCACAATTTATAAGGCTGATCGAGTCGGCGGCATGGTAAAAATCACCTGGGGAGCGGACGCCAAATGAGTCAAGCAAGCAAGATTCGGTCAGCACATACACCCGCTCCCCGACAAACCGTTTATAATAACGGGATGAAAAGACGATCCAACTTAGCAAAAGACATCCTGACCGTTCTGGCCGAAGGGCCGCAGCCGTTGGGCATCATCGTTCCGCGCATCGGCGCCAAGCGCAACTCCATCAAGTCGGTTCTATGGAAACTGCTGCGGGAAAACAAAATTTATATTTCGGGCACATCCGATGCCGTTTGCACTTTCGGCCCGAAGAAGGTGAATGTATATTGTTTGTCAACACAACCCACAGAGTGACACTATGAAAGACTGCGAAGCGTTTTTGCTGGTTCTGCTGCACTCGGCCACTTGCGCCCACATCCAGCACTGGCAGACCAAGAACTATGCCGAACACAAGGCTCTTGGAAAATACTATGAGGGCATCGTGCCCCTGATTGATGACCTGGCTGAGTCCTACATGGGCAAGTATGGCCAGGTCGGCACGTTCGATGAGGAATACGAATTTGAGAAAAGCCCGAAGAAGTACTTCAAAGGGCTTCAGCAGTTTGTCGAGGAATCCAGGGAGCATCTGCCCCAGGACTCAGAACTCCAGAACACCGTTGACGCGATCATGGACTTGATCAACACCACGGTTTACAAACTCGAAAATCTGTCGTGACTTGCGGCGTTTGCCAGTTTTACGTTGGGGACAACCGGATGGGCTACTGTCGCCGGTATCCCGAAAACATCACCAAACAGGCTGGTAACTGGTGCGGGGAATTCCGTTCGATTCCAATAGACGCCATCAGCACCGTGATTTCTATTGCTAAAGGGGAAAAGCATGATCAGACCGTTGCGGGACAAGATAGTAGTGCGGCCAATCAACCGGATAAAGAGCCACGTTCTGGAAGTGGTGATGCAGGAACACCCGAACATCGGGGAAGTGATGGCAGTCGGCCCAGGCGAGGTAGACCGAAAAGGACGCCTCCACCCGAATCCGTGTGAGATTGGCCAAATTGTGCGCTACGGCACCAGCGGCGAGTATCTGACGTTCCCTAAAGTAGACGTTGACGGAACTGAGATGATTGTCTTATCGTGGAAGGACGTTGTTTTTGTCGAGGAAGGCCATGCCCAAGACCACGAATAAACCCATCCCCAAGACCACAGTCGGCAAGGGCAAGAATTACAAGCCGACCGAGCAGGGAGCGGGTATGACCGCTAAAGGACGGGCTGAATACAATGCGAAAAATAATTCAAACCTTAAACCTCCGGCTCCAAACCCTAAAACTAAGGCTGACGCTGCTCGTAAAAAAAGTTTTTGCTCGCGGATGAGCGGGATGCCTGGGCCTATGAAGGACGAGAAGGGCCGACCCACCCGCAAGGCTGCGTCACTTAAGAACTGGGGCTGCAAATGAAAGCCGCCAAACCTGGCCTGTATGCGAACATCCACGCCAAGCGTGAGCGCATCGAGCGCCAAAAAGAATCTGGAGCCAAGAAGGTAGAGCGTATGAGGGCGCCAGGTACCAAAGGGGCACCGACTGCGGAGGCTTTCCGCAAAAGTGCCAAAACCGCAAAGAAAAAATGAACGACAACATCACCTCTATTTACGACAAATTAGGTCAACAACAAAAAAAAGAATTGTTGGCTGATTTGTTGGGTCGGTTGGAATTGAGTGGAGAGGGTGGAACATTCCAAGATCAATACGCCAAAGGGTACGGATACGGCGGTCGAATTGGCTATCGCCAACCACTAGACAACGGCGCGTTTCGGGTTGGACTATCTGGCCAGGGATATAGCGTAAACACTCCATATGGTAAGTTTGGAGACCGTCAACTTACGGGCGGTGACATTGGTTATGAGTTTGGAAACAACAATATTGCGTTAAAATACGATAGGAATGGGATGTTTGACGGTGTTCCATTGCGAGACCTTTTGCAACTCATCTATACAAAAAAATTCTAGCCATGCTGAAGAAATCCTCATCCAAAAAGGCGTTTGAGAAGAACGTCAAGACCGAAATAGCCGCAGGGAAACCGCCCAAACAGGCGGTCGCTATTGCGTATTCAGTCAAGCGTGAGGCTTCAAAAAAGGCGAAGGCTAAGAAGTAATCATGGCCAGGATGTCCGCGATTCAGCCAGTGCGCCTTGCGGACATCTATTCGCCTGAAGACCCGTTCTACGGCGAGGAACCAGTCGAGTCTAAGGCTAGGCTTAACGAACTGGCAGCCCAGGGCATCCGCAACCTTTATGAGTCAATAGCCGACCCTAAAGCGTTCCACACCCGTGCGGCCATGAACCTTAAACGGTCATTTGAAGAAGACCCAGAAGGTTTTGCCATGAATTTTGCTGGCGGCCCTATGGGCATGACCAAACTCAAAGGCATACCGCTCAACGAAATTTTGTTTCCTGGTCGATCCGTAAAGTCACTGACTGGCGTAGAAAAGTCTGCATTGACTCGCTTTGAGAACGAATTAAAAGGCTCCCAGGCTGCGCGTAGGCGCGAAGAATTTAGGGTTGGCGGCCAAGACATCACGACACCAACGCCTGGTCTCAACCTCATTTCCGAGATTGCGCTAAACCCAGAAAAGATGGTTGGCAAGCGCCTGGTTCCCGTTTTCGGTGACCTGTCTGCCATCGGTCAGGACGTTTCCCAAATCGGGGGTGTTCCCCTTTCCAGGCCGGTAACGCAGCAGGGCGGGCGAAAATACATTCTTGCGGAGCCAAACATTCAACAAGGTAACGCCTGGGCATCAGAGCCAATTGCTGCATCGAACAAGAACGTCAACCTTGGAAAATATGATGAGCCAACCCTTGGGGTGTTTTATGGCGGTGGGCCAGAGTCTATTGACTTCAGCCACCACATGGCCCAGGGCTTTGTCCGTCAATTAGACGCGCTCCGGCCATCGAGAGATGCCATCAAACAGTTTAATCAGGTGGTTCGAGATACACCGGTTATGCGAGCGGTTGCTAATTCCACCAAAAAGGTGGCCACATACCCGTTTAAGAACTTTGCCGGTATCGACTCTCCAAACATTGAGGAATTGATGACCGTTAAGGGGGCTGCGGACTTCACCCCAGGTCAACTGCGGACGGCCATTGCCCAGGCCACTAACTCGGCAGCAATGCGAAAACTTGGGTTCCCCGTCTACTCGGACACTCAGCGGGTAATGTCAGAACAAGGGCTGCGTCCTGGGTTTGCTGGCCAAACTATCTTTGAGGCCCAACCAAAACGCGGTCTGTTGACTCCTGAGTACACGCACCAGTCTTATAGCGCCGGAATCCCTGGCAAGTACGTTGGCGGACTAAACATTAACGCGCCCCAGACTGGCGTCCCCGCTGACCTACTTTGGCCCAAACTGTTTGCGGAACAAAGGGCACTTGGTAAACGGGACGATCAAATCCTGGCTAAGATGCGTCAGAGCCACCAGGGCGAAGTGTTCGATCAAGAAACGCTCGACACTCTGATGGCGTACCTAAACCAATCACCTTCCCCATAACAAATTCCAACTCATTGCATAACTCACCGATGACATCGGTCAGAACTTGCGCCCTCATTTGATCGTCCATCTCAAGGTAAGCCTGACCATTGCGAACGTATCCGCACTCAGTCTTAGGATTAAACCCACAGTAGAAAACAATCTTCTTGGCCATCTTATTTCCCCTTAGATTTACCGTTTACAGTCTACCATCTTCACAACGAACCGTAAACGAATTATCATTACGCCACTGGAACTTATAGATTGAGTCAATCTACATGGCCGCACCTATTGGAAATTCAAATGCCGTTAAAGGCAAGATGTTCTACGACAGACTCAGGAAGTGCCTGGTACAAGAACCGGCCCGCCTGGAGAAAATCGTCAATCAACTGGTAACGCAAGCCGAACTGGGCGAAGCCTGGGCCGTCAAGGAAGTCATCGACCGCCTGGATGGAAAGGCCGTCCAGACAACCGAGATGCAGAACTCCGATGGAACCCCTCTGCTCTCTGGAATCCAAGTTATGTTTGTGAAGCCTAGCGATGAATAAAACCCAACCCTTATGGCGCTGCACGAACTGCGGCAAAGAAACCCCCCAAAACAAAATGCTGGTGGATGACAACGTGTTCAATTCACCGTATGTCCAATATGGCTGCCCCAACTGCCGCCACATGAACTGCATGGAACGGGTACAGGTTTCGAGGCCGCATGAGTGAATTAGCCGAGCCAGAAGTCCAACAAAACATACCGACTGCGGAATTCCCGCAGAAACTTGCTTGCCTGTTTGAGCCGAAACGCTACAAGGTTCTTTATGGTGGCCGAGGCGGGGCCAAGTCTTGGGGGGTCGCTAGAGCGCTTCTGATCCTGGGAGCCAAAAGCCCAACCCGTGTTCTTTGCGCCCGTGAATTCCAGGTATCGATTAAGGACTCGGTTCACAAACTGCTGACCGACCAGATTGAGGCCATGGGCCTGGGGTCGTTTTACGAGATAACCCAGACCACCATCCGTGGCAAGAATGGCACCGAATTCTTCTTTATCGGGCTAAAGAACAACATCACCAACGTCAAGTCCTTTGAGGGCGTGGACATCTGCTGGGTCGAGGAAGCCCAGACGGTTTCCAAAACATCGTGGAACGTGCTGATCCCGACCATCCGTAAAGACAACTCGGAAATCTGGATCAC